AAACCAAAGATTCTGTATAACTTCCTCGTACACCGTGCCGGGTGCTAAGTTTACCTGTTGCTTTTTCGTTGTGTCTATCGTGTAACTCATATCCTGCCTACCTTTCTGCGTATTCCTCTAAGGAAATATTGCTTTTTGCTATCAGCAGGTTTCCTTTATTATCGAATCTCTCGTACTCTTTTGAATGGGAAGTAATGACCCATTTTTTACCGTACTTTTTCCCTCCGATAACCAGCGTAAGAATTTTGCCTTTTTTTCGGTACTTGTCTATTTTGTTCTGCATACTCCGGGGATTTACCCCCAAAAAAGCAGACAGATAAATAGAAAAACTCGCCGTGTCGTTATCGTTGTACTGAAACTCTAACAAAGGTTTTTTATTATGTCGTGTATGCTTTGCGTAATTGGTTTTACTGTCTATTTTCAACCCCTCAAAGGTCTGTACCTTATTTGACGTTACCGTAAAGACAATATCCCCAAGCGTTCCGATTTTTGCCATTAAATACCTCCTAATATGAAACCGTCGCCCTCTCCGTCCGGCTTAAAGATACATAATACCCATTGCCCGACTGTTGGTATCCAAGGCTTAACTATAACCTTGCATACTGCCGAACAACTACCGCTTTCAATCTTGATTTCTGTTTTTGGCAGATTCTCTACTATCTTTAGGTCGCCTGTTACTATCCCTTGGTCTTGTATCTTAACCCTTGCCGTCATATTTCCGGCGTTTACGCTGCTTACTATGCCTACTCTTACTATGTCCTTTAATTCCTGTATATCGTTATCGCTAAACTGCTGCAATCAATATCCCTCCAAACAACTTCGTAATTTAATCTGCGTCTTGTAACCGCCTGTAATGCTGTGTGTTGCCTGTTCTACTATATACTTGCCGTTAAATTCGCCGTATCCGTAGACCCTAACCGTAATCCCTGCTACATAGTCCACATCTCCGACTAAGGTAAATTCCGCCGTTGTTTCGCCCTTATTCTTGGCTCTTAGGGATTTTCTCGCTAGTTCCTGTGCTTCCGCCACGCTTGATACTTTCTGCTTTACTTCTAGTTTCTGACCGTCTGAATTGGCGTTCTCGGGCGTGTAGGTGGCTTCAATGGTTTTCTTTGTGTTTGGGTCTGTATAGATAACGTGGCAGGACGAATAAGCGGTATCTGCAGTTTTGGTAGAGAAACTATAACTAAGTATGTTGCCCTTTCCTGCCTTTATCTTCTTGACTTCTTTCTTTTTTTCGTAATCGGCAGCGTCAAATAATACGATTGTTTTTGATGTAACCTTTAACGATATGCCCGCTTTCTTGCACATCTTTTTTAAAAAGGCTATATCCGTCATATTTACTTGTTCTTTCCGCTTATAAGCTGGGTTGGAATCAGATAAATACATAAATTTCATACCGTTATGCTTTGCAATATTCGCCCCCATATTTTTTAGGGTAGTGTTTTCCCATGTCCGGCCATGTTTCGTCTGCCTTAACTCTGTCTTATAAGGTATGGAAGTAGCCTTTATGCTTAACTTTTGGGGCGGCCCCGTATAACTTACGCTGTCAATCTCAAATACCCCACAATCCAATACTTTATCTTTTCCGTTTGAATATGGGTTTTTCTGAATAACCATAGCGTGAATTTCCGTACCCTTAAAGGCTTTTTTCTCCATTGCCGTTGTGGTCTTTTTGGTTGTCACCGTTTCGCCCTCCACATCTGAAGCATTGACCCAGCCGTAAACTTTCGCCCCATCCTGTGAGATTAAATGATAAGGGTGGGCGTTGTTGTTGGCTATGGTGCATTTACATTTACTTGCACCCCTTGTAACTGTCGGCTCTGCCGCCATTGAGGATATATAAACCGGTCCTCCCTTAAACTGTACGATATTCCCTACCTTTATTTCCCCTTTCGTTGTGACGGTTTCCGTCTTGGTTTTTGCCGTTTTATTCGTGTTTAGCCAATCCTTAATCCACTTTCCTTCTCTATCGTCAAGCGATATGCTAATATCGTCCGTTTCGTCCTCTTCATTGTCCGTGTAGGACAGGGATAACAGGTATTTTGACAGGTCTTTTGATATATCACTGCCCTTGAAATAGAGTTTTACCGTTGTCCGCCTTGCTAACGTCTTATCACTCATTTACCGTTACCCCTCTCTGCTTCCACGGTGGCAGGGAATCGGATACCTCTAATTCAATTTCCGGCAGGGTCAATACAACCCCTGCCGGAAAAATAAAGGTATCCTTATGCTCTAAATTTGCCTTTATCAGAGTGTCCATATACATTTCATTACCGTAGGCTTTGTAAGCCACTATATCCCATGTATCCCCCGATATTGTCGTGTAGGTGTTAAGCATAAGCAACCCTAGCCTCCTGTTCTTTCTGTTCTTCCAGAATCGTTATAATGATTGTTCTTAACTTCTCTAAAAATTCCTCGTCGTACTGCTGCAACTGTGCCTTGATTCCGCTTGTATCCCCCCCGGCTACCGTTACGCTCGGGGAATTGGTAACGTGGATTGTAATTGTACCCGCTCCGCCCATTCCTGCGTTTACGTTGTTTGCCGTGTCTACGTTTGCGGCTCCTGCCATATTGTTAAATATCTGTCCTGTCTGTGCTGCCGTAAATACTTTTCTTCCCGGTGCGTTGGTTATTAACTCCGGTCCGTTTTCGCCTGCTATAAAGGTGCTCGGCGTTCTGTTTGTACCTTTGGCAAATTCCGGTATCTTCGGTATATTGATACCTTTACCGCCGATTCCCGGTACCCAATCCGGCACTTTCAACTTGTTAAGTCCGCTGATGACAGTATTGATAACCGACACAATCACTTTAAATGGTGCTTTAAATATCTCGCCTAGACTGCTGAATACTCCGCTGAAAATAGACTTGACACCCTCCCAAGCCTGCGACCAATTACCTGTAAATACGCCTGTGATAAAGTCAATCAGACCTTGGAATATCTGCTTAACGCTACTCACGATATTTGCCACGCTTTGTAGTGCCGTACCAAGCACATTAGCGAAAATTTCCGCCAATAACTGTATGACAGGCATTAAAGCCAGTAACAACTGCTGCAATACAGGTAAACTTTCCTGTATAATCTGTGTGAGTATTGGTAAAATTGTGTTTACTAATTGGATAAATACAGGTAAAACATTTTGTACTATCTGCATAATGATAGGCAGCAATTCAGATATAAGTTGCACGATAACGGGCAGTATTCCTGATATAATCTGTGTCAGTATCGGTAAAATTGTGTTTACTAATTGGACAAATATAGGTAAAGCACTTTGCACTATCTGCATAATGATAGGCAGCAATTCAGATATAAGTTGCACGATAACGGGCAGTATTCCCGATATAATCTGTGTCAGTATCGGTAAAATTGTGTTTACTAATTGGACAAATATAGGTAAAGCACTTTGTACTATCTGCATAATGATAGGCAGCAATTTTGATATAAGTTGCACGATAACGGGCAGTATTCCCGATATAATCTGTGTCAGTATCGGTAAAATTGTGTTTACTAATTGGACAAATACAGGTAAAGCACTTTGTACTATCTGCATAATGATAGGCAGTAATGCAGATATAAGCTGCACGATAACGGGCAGTATTCCCGATATAATCTGTGTCAGTATCGGTAAAATTGTGTTTACTAATTGAATAAATATAGGTAAAGCACTTTGTACTATCTGCATAATGATAGGCAGCAATTCAGATATAAGCTGCACGATAACGGACAGTATTTCCGATATCAGCGTTGCAAGTATCGGCAGTATCGCACTAATCAACTGCCCCAGTACAGGCAATGCTGCCGTTATGAGTTGCCCGATAAGCGGTACAATCTGCATAACTAAATCCGCAATCATTGGCAGTAACGGAAGTAACCCCGTCTGCAAAGTCGTTATGATTGTCGGCAGAACGCTTTTTAAGGTATCAAGCACTCCGCTGCCGCTTGTAAAAAATGCGTTTTTTATTGCCGTTCCGACTTGGGTAATAACTCCCCAAAGTTTGTCAAATACAGCTAACCCCTCATCTCCAAAAGTCTTTTGTATAAATCCCCTCACCTGTTCTAAGTGGGTAGATACATAATAAATCGCACCGCCCACCGCTGCAATTATCCCGACCAATGGGCCAACGCTCCTTAAAAGTCCGCCAAACCCTCCCGTCATATTGCTTAGATATTTTGTGATACCTAAACCTTTCATAGCGGCAAACGCCTTTTGTAGAGATAAGATACCGCCCTTAACGTGTAAAAATCCAAGTTTTGCGGTCAATCCTCCCACTCTCAACCCTGCCAATAACGCTACGGTCTTAGCGATAGTCTTTATCAGTTCGGGGTTATCTGCTAGTTTCCCTAATGTATTTTGCAGGACAGACAGGGCAGAATTTGCTTTAACGCTTCCGTCCTCACTCACTCCAAGCATTTCTATAATCATGCCTTTAACCGTGCCTGCAATCTGCCCTGTTTTCCCTAAAATGTCATTCCATACTACCTGTGCCTGCCTGTTCTGTATAATCTGCTTGTTGTTTTCCTTAAAGGCGTTGGTGGCGTCTTGGTATGTTCCTTGCAGGGTATCCATAATTAACTGATTTCTTTCGGCTTCCGACCCGCACGACTGTAAAGCCAGATTAAAATAATCCTCTGCGGATTCACACGCTTCTACGGCTTTATTCCATTCCTCATTAGCCTTTGTATTTTCTTTCAGCGTAACGCCGAATGTTTCGCCCTCTTTGCTCGCCCAATTTATAGCGTCCGCCAATGAGCCTGTAATTGTTCCTGTCCTTGCCGTTTCGTTTGCCGATTCAATTAAACCCTCGATTGGAAGAGAATCGCCAAACGTGCCGTATACGCCTGCTGCTATGTCCGTCCATTTTGATACGTCCGCTTCGCTCCGTGCCAGCTTTGCTAGTAATTGGCTTGCTTCCGTTGCGGTATCATCATCTCCAAGAATTTTATAAAATCCTGCGTATGCCTGTTTGGCTGCGTCTGTACTTAATCCCGCTGCTTGAAAAGCAGTGTTAAGTTTCGCTTGGTTGTTCCTGTATTCCTCGGTTGCTGCGTCTAACGCAAAAAACGACCCCGCAAGAGTCGCTACCGTACCTATCGTGCCTGCAATCTGCCCTTTTGTCTTGGAGATTGCTTCACTATTCTTATTCTGTTTTTCCGTTATCTCCTGTATTTTTTTCTGTGACTGTTCTAATCGTTCATAATTCCGCCTTAATTCCTCGGTGTCACGCCCTAAGTTGTCTGTATCTATCCCAGCTTCCCGGAGGGCTTCGCTTAGTTCCTGTAACCTTTCCCCTTCCCTTGACGTCGCTTCCTGTGCCTTTTGCAACGCTCTTTCATTAGCCTGTAACTTCCTTGTGAGTTCCGGCGTTGCCTGCCCTGCTTCCTCGATTTCTCTTGTAAGTCGTTCATGTTCTGCCTGCAACTCATTTACCCTATCCCGGCTTTTTGCTACTGCATTCTGCTGTTTCTGATATGCCGATACGTCTTTTAATTTCTTATTGGCGTTTGCTAAATCACTTTGTAAAACGCCCATTGTCTTTTGGGCGTTCTTAAACGATTGTGAAAAGTTCGGTCCTAATTTTGCGGTCAACTGAAACAAAAATTCAAATGTTTTACCCACTGTCACTTTTCCCCCTTTTTCCAGGCATAATAAAAGCACCTGCATTTTCGCAAGTGCTTTTTACAAAGAGGTACATATTTCATCTTTATTTTTTCTCTTCTTTGACAAGTTCGTTATATTCTCCAATCCAAGAATTTAACTCTCCTATTGTCTGGCTCAGCCAAAAATCCAAGCCTGTATAAGTTGCTCTTGAAAGTAGCAGGCTATTACGCTTAAACCACTTAACGGGATTCTGTTTTACAATCCCGTGCTTACTAAAAAATCCCTGCTTTTATTCTTGATTTTGCCAAATTCACGGATAGGCAGGTTTGATATAACGTCACTTCCTACGCCTGCTGCCCTTGCTGCCAAACGGTAGAGAAATGAGGTTGAAATTTCTGGGGATATCGCATACTCTCCGACTGCTGCCATTTCGTTTTCAATGGCTACAAGGTCGTCGCCTATCAGTTTTTCAAAATCAAATACTAACTCTGTGTAAATCTTATCCTCGTATGTATAAGGCTTCTGAAATTTATGCACATACACCCCCTGCAGTGTGTCCGAATCGGTCACAACTGCAATCTCCGCCTTTGCTTCCTCTGTCTTTTCCTGTGTGTTTTCTGCTTTCTTAATATCCTCCATTGTTCAATCCTCCATAATATGATTTTAGGAAGGAAAGGCACGGTTTCCCATGCCTACTTCCCTAACGCTTTTCTTACATCTGCCAAGTAATCCTTGCCGTTGACAAAATAAATATAATTCAATGGGTCAATTTCAAGCACTTTTTTACCGGCAATATATGTAGCATAGTAACTTGTTGCGTATTCTCCGCTTACCTCCGCTGCCGCTGCCGTTGCCAGCTTTCCGGGATTTAATTTCTTCGGTGTCAGTATAAGGATATGCTTAACCCTTACAACCTCCGTAGTTCCCTTTACGGTATCTTTCTGCTGTTGTGCTGCCCGCAAGTCAATATGGTGCTGTCTTGGCTCATGCAGTTTAATAGCGTTCGGCGTAACCGTCCTAAAATTAAGGGTCGTTGTCATTGCTTCGATTGCACCCAAAATAACGGATTCAATCTTACCGCCAATGCCTGCCCCACTGATTTCCTCGGTTATGTTTGAAATTTCCGGCAATGCAACCTCTGAAATACCCACATACTCCGTTGCGTCCTCATATGTCGCAAAACCTATTACTGTTTCATCAATCTTTGGCATTTTCTCTTACCTCCTTTACGCTGCGAATAAGTTTTCAAGATAACTTACGTCATACTCTAAGACAAAATCAAGTTCCTTTGCTGGACTTGACGGCGTAAGGTAGATATGAAATCTTGCCTTTCCTGCCATTAAATCCGTTTCGGTGTTCTCTTCCTCCAAAAACTCAATTCGTCCGCCTAAAATTATCTCGTCCGCCATAAGTCCGTTAAGCCAAATATTAAGGCTGTCTACGACCGATTCTATCAGTCGCCTGTTAAGCCTGCGGTCAACCTTGCCCCAAACAGACAGGATAACCGAATTTCCTACCCAAGCAAACATACGGCTTACGTTGTAGAAATAATCCGTAACGTCCGTATTTGCAGGATAGCAGGCGGTTTCATTTCCCCACGACACAAAACCCCCGATAAAATTAAGGGCGGTAATAACACCGTTTTTGTTAAGATAATTCGCTTTGGTAAGGTCTAACAATACCTCTGTACCGTCTGCTAATACCATTCCGTCAATCTGCATACTCTTGTTACTTGCCGATTCGCACGGCGTACCCTTGCCTAAATTCTCTGCTGCGTCCGTTTTTGCCATAAGTCCGGCTTGGTGTACTGACGCATGGTAAGTTTTACCGCCAAGCGTATACATGGGCCACATAAGCAACTGTGACGGCTGCGTAAGATTATTTTCATTCTTCCACTCCACCGCTTCCGTATATGTGGTTGCTGCGGTTGTATCAGCGTCAATAAGTGCCTTGCCCTCAAATAGACCGTTGATATTTTCTGCCTTGACTGCCATTACTGCCGCTACCTCGCTGTCGTGCGAAAAGTTCGGTGCAAGGAAAAGCGTAGGAATAACCCGGAATTTAGGGAAAACAGAATCTACTAACTCAAAACCGCCTGATTTCTTGGTATTCACATCATAACCGCCGATAATATCCGCTTTTGTAACCTTTGCAGGGTCTACGGCGTTGTATTTTACATTGAGTGTTGCCGTGTCTGATGTAATCTTACCCCCTGCGATACGCTCCATCCTTAACACGCCGTCCGTATACAGTAAATCGTAATCCACGCCCTTTTTATATTCCTGTGTCAACGCTTCCTCTCCGTCATATCCCTTTACTGTAACGGTATCTGCCAATGCTTCAAGCGGTAAATCAAGCGTACCGCCTGCCAACTGCATATCTTTCGTTGTATCCCCTGCAAGGTGTCTTTTCGGGTCAAGCACGTTTACAATTATAACCGGTCCATTCTGATACAGTTTGAAACTTGCGTAGATTTCTTCGCAAATATCGTACTTTTTCCAATCCTCGCTATACCCCATTGATTTTACGGCTTCGGAATATGAGGAAACATAAACAGGCTCGTTTACTTTACCGCCTACCATGTGCGCCGGGGCAGTACCTACAATAAAATGTATGCTGCTGTCGGCAGTTATGGGTGTTGATACGCTTGTAGCCTGTTTGCTCGCCTTCGCTCCGTGAAAAAAATCACTCATTTTCTTAATCCTCCTTTGGTCGTGACAGGCTCAAAACGTCATTGTAATACTTATTCAGTATCGTACCTGTCTTTTTTACTTTTGCCTTGCACTCTGCAAGGCTTCCTGTTTCCACGATAAGTAGTTTTACCTGTGGCATCTTTTCCAACGTGTCCTTTAAATACTCTTCGATACCCTCACGGCTCCCGGAAAATATGGTATTTTCAACTAAGCCCGTCCTTGTTGTCGGTCCGACATAGATAAATCTACCCTCTGTGGCTTCCGTATTTGCCGTTTCCTGCGGTTTTTCTTCTTTGGGTGTAGAATTTACCGCCTTTTCATTTTCAACCGCCTTTTTGGCGGTTGTGCGTGTTCCTGCTGCCATTCCGGCTACCTCCTTTATGTCAAATA